CGCTTTTGGATCTATCTCTGACCCTGGGGAGAAGAGCGATTCAACGCTTTATTCTCAGGGCACTACCGCCGTCGCGCGTTGTTTGCCTACGAACCCTTCTTTTAATGCTGCCCAAGCAATTGGAGAGCTTAGAGAAGGACTTCCGAAGCTAGTTCTTTCTGGCCTTTTTAAACAAAAGGTAAAAAGAGCTGTCAACGCTGGAGATGAATATCTAAATGTTGAATTTGGGTGGAAACCACTCATGTCCGACTTTAGGAAAGCTCTCCACGCTATTAAAAATTCTGATCAGATCATCGCTAGTTATAAGCGTGGGTCTGATAAGAAGATTAAGCGGCGATATGACTATCCATCTACGAACACGACCACCTCAGCTTCTGGTGCCGGAGAAGGGATTTTCCTTTCTGGTGGCTACCAGTCTTGGGGTAGGGCAGACATCCTCAACTCCGTTAAGTCGGAGACTTGGTTTGAGGGCTGCTTTAGGTATCATGTTCCTGTTCCCGATACTACTATGGGAGCAATACGAGAGCATGCTGCTCTCGCTAATAAAGTTCTGGGGCTTCGTTTGACCCCTGAGCTTGTTTGGAACTTGACGCCATGGTCGTGGATGGCAGACTGGTTTGGGAATACCGGAGATGTTTTAAGGAACATTTCCGCCCTAGGCCATGATGGCTTAGTCATGCAGTACGGCTATATAATGTCTAAATCAGACAACTATAGAATCCGTACTATGTATGACGGCAATCTAGGCAAGGCGTCTCAGTCGACAGAGTATTATCGTCGGCTTAAGCGCCTACCAGCTACCCCTTTCGGTTTTGGTGTCGATCTCAATGCCTTGTCGGCAAAACAGATCGCCATCGTTGCTGCCTTAGGTCTATCCAAAGGCGGCCGACCGTGGAACGAACAGAAGTAGTTCCGCGGAATGGGCATAAGCCCAGTCAACTATCGCTGTGAAGCGACAACTGAAAGAGCAATGCTATGGCCTTTGCTGACCCGCAGTCAGTTACGATCAATGCGGTTGCCAATTCTCTCCCTAGGGTGAGTATTGGTTCCAACACCGGCGTCTTCTCAAAGGACGACGGAACTGTGCGACTCTCTGTTACCCAGCAAAATGGGAAGCGGAATCGTCGCACGGTTCGCCTTGATCACCAGAAGGTTGCTTCTGATCCGTTTCAGACGGGTCTGAACGACCTCTTTTCGATGAGTGTCTACCTTACGGTAGATAGCCCTGTTACAGGGTACACCATCACTGAAGTGAAGCAGATTGTAGATGCGCTTACTGCGTATCTTACAGCTTCTTCTGGAGCACGCGTTACCCAGCTCTTGGGTGGCGAACTCTGATATTTCTAGGTGGGGATCTCCCCCCTGAATATCGGGATTCGTTGCGTAAGGTACGGCGTCGGACCCGACCACTTTGGTGGGCGGTGGCGTCGTTCGCAATACTTACGCTTTGCGCGTGTGTAATGACTGCTAGAGGGCTGTGGCTATGGATTGACACCTACCATAAAGAAAGTAGGGCCAATGAAAAGCCTTATGTTGCTCTGGCAGCAGGTTCTCATAGAGATGGGAACCAGGATTGGCGTTAGCACCACTAAGAGCATGAACTATGCTCTTAGGAGGTTCGAAAATGAGGGGCTAGAGTTTCTTACTCTAGCTCTTCCAGAGTTCTGCTCAGACTTCGAAAAAAGTTTGAGAGAAGGAGGGCACTTTGCTCCGGCATTGCTGAAGCAAGGTTTCTTTCCTGGGTTTGCAAAGACCCGCCCTGGCTCCAAGAATCCCGCTTTTTTGAGCGAGTTCATGGACCGTATTTTCGATCCTCAAACTGGTGATCTTCTCGAGGAACCCTGTATCGAGTCCATCTTTGCTATCCGTCAATTAACATTGATGATGGCAAAGATCGGCCTTGACTGTTCTGATGAACGGATCAATGCCGCGATCGAAAGGTACCTTGAGTGTGAGAAGGAAGTCCGGGAATATGACCGACTTATGGATCCTGAGCTTTTACAGGACTTTGAGTCGATGTGTATTCGCCTTTACGGTGACGTTCTTACCAAGATGGACAGTGATGTCTATTATGGTAGGATTGTTCCTAAACATGGCCCTGGGTCTACTGCTGATCGGCTTCAAGGAAACGCGAAGTACGATCAAGCAGAGTGGCCCCTTAGGTTGGAGCGTATATTTCCTTATGGAGATTATGCTCTACCTAATTGGCGGTATTATTACCGCATGGATCATGTGGACTTCCTCGAACCCGGTCGGGAACGCCCTGTAAGGGTCATTACCGT